TGACTATAATGAAGAGTATGCTCGTGATTTAGGGTATCAAAATGAATTATCTTTATCTGTAGGAGTAGATTATTACAAGTATTTAGACCATAGCTGGATTCATATGTGGAGTACAGTATATCCTTATAATAAAGGAATGTCAGACTATTCATTTAATTATGAAATAGCAGACAATAAAATAGACTACGATATGGGAATAGTAATAGGATGGAAACTATCTCCTAAATTCGGAGTGTTTGTTCAAGGTCGTTATCTCTCTATGTACGATGTACAAAGTTATGAGGCAATGACAGGTATTAATTGGTTAATTTATTAAAATAGGAGTAATTATGATTAAGTTTATATTAGGATTTGTATTAGGTTTTGCAGCACATTATGCAATCTTTTGTTCAAAAGATATAAAACAAAAGTGTGTTCAATGTTGGGAATTTGCAAAGCTTAAATCAAAAATTGTAAAAGCTAATAAAAAAAGAAAAGGTAAAAAATAATGCCTAAGTTAGATATGATTGGAAATATTATCAGTAAGGTTGCAGATAATGTTGATAGGTTTACTTTAGACAAACAGGAGAAAGCTGAATTAATCGCTGAAATTAATAAGGCTCAAATGGAAGTTAATAAAGTAGAAGCTGGGCATACATCAATCTTTGTTGCGGGCTGGCGCCCCTTCACAGGCTGGATATGTGCTACAGCTTTAGGATATCACTTTATCTTACAACCTTTATTGACATTTATAATGTATACATTTGGGAATGAAGTAGTATTGCCAACCTTTGATATGGGTACTCTTACTACAGTCTTACTCGGGATGCTCGGTCTTGGGGGAATGCGCAGTTTTGAGAAGGTAAAGCGAAGTGCCTAAGCAAGAACATATATTGGCTGGATTTCATGGAGGAATTAATAATAATTCAGACCCTAAAGATATACAGCCTCATGATTTAAGAGAAGCAGATGGTGTTTCTGTGCATAAGTTAGGTAGAATTATTGGAATTGGAGCTAAGGGAAGTGCATTATCTGGTTTTTCTAACCAATCTATAGATATAGAACCTGGATATGGTTTACATTATTTTAGTACAGATTATGATAGTAGTAGTAATAATAATCCAGAAGATTATTTAGCTATGTATAATAAAACAAATAATAAAGTAAAATTTTATTATAGAGATAAAAATAATAATGGTAGTAGTCCAGGATTTTTAAGCGATGAAGTAACATTTGGTTCTGCTATTAAACCAAATTATTATTATGCTGAAGGAATGTTAAGGATTGGAGACGCAAATCTTTCTCAGGATAGTAAATGGTTTGGATATATAGATTCTAGTTTATATTGGACCAATTCACAAGGCAATAGTGCAAACATTCATGATATTAAAAAATTTGATAATGGTAATCAAAAATTTCAAGACTTAAATCAATTAACAAGTGGTGATTTAAAATTAATTGATATTACATCTTCAAATCCTGCTGCAGGAACTATAGGAACTGTTAGTAATAAAGTTTGGTTAGGTTATATATTAGATGATGGAGGAGATTGGAATGGAAATTATGTATTTGGAGCAACAGTAGTTTATAAAGAAAATCAAGAAGGACCTATTACTACAATTTATGATAATTATGTCAATAAAACAGAAAAAGTTTTATCATTATATAATAATAGACTTTCTTTTCAAGTTTATCTATCAATGGGTGAAAGTAATACTATATCATCTTCTACAAATCATATTATAGGTAGTGAAAACAGAATGATTGGTATTAACTGGTATTTTAAAGAACAAGGAGAAGATGAATGGATATTTTTAAATCATACTGATTTGCAACAAGGTGGAAAACATTTTTGGAAAGTATATAATTCGAGCGCTGAAACTTCCTATGGTATATGGGCTGGAGATACAACTGCTCAAGGTGGTTTTAATGTAAGAACTGAAGGAATATCTATATGGAACAATGAAACGACACCTAATAGTGCAATATCTTTTCATGATAAAAGCGATGGAAGTGGAACTGCATGGATGACTGATGGTGCTAATAGCACATTTGATTCTAATGATACATATAATACTGATACACAAGGATATTCATACAAACAAGTATATTTAAGAGTAAAATTAGATAATAATAATAGCACTACTGGATTTGATAATAGGTATGGATTTTTAAGAGTATGGGGAGGAGCATCTTCTCCTTTATATGTTAGTTCAGTAAATAATAGTTTAATTCCTTTAAAGACTGGAGGAGGAAGTCCTGGGGGAGCAGATGATACATATTATGTTCCTATGACATTACCTTCAGCAGGAACAGATAAAGAATTTAGAGTACAAGTTTTAGATGAAAATTTTAATGTTATAGCTGATAGTGGAATTTATAGAATGACTATAGCTGATAGTGGAGCAACTGTTCCAGACGATTATGAACAACAGGTAGAAATATAATGGCTAATTACGCACTAATGAACCCAGGAAAATATCATTTAGGAGAACCTTTTGATTTTCCTCCTAAACAAAATTTGCCTTTTGATGATAAAAATTTTATTTCAAATGTGAAGTGGAAAACATCTGTTTTGTTAAATACAAGAGTTTATATAGGAAATGTAGAAATAGTTGAATCTGATGGCACTACAAGAATTTTAAGTGATAGTATGTTTAAGAGTAAAAGTAATAAATATGATTCATTTACATTAGATAGAAGAATTGATGTTGCTGTTGCTGATGGTGAGGAAATTGTAAGGCTTGCTACATTCGCAGATAGAATATTACAATTTAAACAAAATACTTTACATATTATAAATGCAACAAAAAATAGAGAGTTTTTAGAATCTACGCATAGATTTAAAGGCGTATCTCATCATAATGCAGTAATAGAAACTGATTATGGAGTTGCGTGGTGTAATCAGACAGGAGTTTATGTATACAATGGACAACAAATAGCTGAATTACATATTAAACAAGGAATAAGAACTTTTTCTAAAAGTGCGTGGGAAGATTTTTACATTGATGGAAAAACAATGATTGGATATATTCCTTCTACTAAACAATTATTGCTTATTAAAAGTTTTGAACAAGCAAATTCTGATGATATTTTAATTTATGATATGATTCTTAGAGCTTGGACTAAAGGCACTGGTAGATTGTTAGCAAAAGATAAAACTAATATAGTTAATATATGGGACAATAATTTAGTATTTGGATATGAAAACGATACTGCTAAAACAACAGTTGTTCCATTTAAGCCAGAATTAGATAATAATGATTCTTCTACTGGAGATATTAGCACTTATAAAGTTCAAACAAGAGCAATGATTTTTCAAACTCAAGCAAAGAAAAAAGTAGCTAAAGTAAGAATTACTTATAGAGGAGGAAATGGAGCTAATGTTAATATAGTTCCTAAATATGCATTTGATGGAGGAAGTTTTTCACATAATTTTACTAATGATGCTGGAGCTACTATTACTGGAGTTACTGGAGATGGTTCAGCAAGATATTTAAATGGAAGCACAAATTGGACTGAAATAGAATTAAATACAGGAGATAATGCTAATGGTGTTAGAAGTTTTTCTATAGAATTAGCAAATGTTTCAGGGCAAAGCGTTCCACATGATTTTGAAATAAATGATATAACAATAATATATAGACGAAAGAGTGTGAAATAATGGCTGAATCTGCAGAAAAGAAATTTGCAAAACCAGAGGGGCAAGGACTTGGTGGAGGTCGTGATACCTTTACTAGAATAGTTAGAAATATATCTCCTAATAAATCAAAAATAGTAAGCCATATTCCTAGTCAAGAATCTGGGCAAAATGGAGATATAGTCTATTATCGAGATAGTAGAAATTTAAATAAAGTAATACAATTTATTAAATTAAATAATAGATGGGTTAACTTGTCAGATGGTAGACCTGTTAACGATTCTGCTAGAGTTAAGAAATTTGTAAAAGCAAAAACAGAATAATGTTGGATTTTTACAGAATAATTTATAAATTATAACAAAAAATTAGAGGATGGTTACTAATGAGCCGAAAAATGGGAATACAAAGTAGTTCAGATAGATATGCAAGAGCAGCCACTCGTGGAACACATGCACAATCTTCAAAGAGAACGATAAATTTAAAAAGAGATTTAAAATTACAAGAACAAGGTAGCAATTATGATTTTCTTAATAAAGTTATTGAATCAGTTCCTAAAGTAATTGGAATATCGCAAGACTATAGGCACGCTAGAAAACAGGATAAAAAGGTTGATGAAGGAAAATCTATGTATAATCAATTGTTAGGCACAGAAGTTGAAGGAGTGAAACAAGATGCTTATAGAGATGAAACAATAACTTGGAAAAATAGAAAAGAAAAAGGAAAAGGTTTCTTTGATATAGGAAAAACTATAAGTTATGATATCAAATCAGGTGAAGAAATTAAAAGAGGAGATTTTCTTAATCTTCATAATTTTGTTTCTTCAAAAGAAAAATATACCCCTCTTCTTGAGGCACTTGGAATAGGAGAATTTGACGACAAAGGAAACCCAGTAAATAAGGCATGGGATGATATAATGACAAAGGCAGAAACAGAAAGTGAAGAATCTAAAGAAGATTATACTTTAAAAGATTTTTTATTTAAATAAGTTAGGAAAACAATATGTTTAAAGCATTATCATGGATTACAAAAGGAGCACAAAGTTTAGCTAGTGGATTTGAGGCAGCAGATGATGCAAAAACTTCAATTTCAGCTGAAAATAGAACAATAGGAGCAGAAGAAGACTATCAAGTAGCTGAAGCAGATAGTATGCATGCACAATTAGATATTGTAAATGAAGACTTAGATTTTTCAATAGCCTCAAAATCAGATGAAATTCAAAATGTTTTAGAAAAATTAGCAGAATCAGCAGATTCTAATGAGAGTGGTTTTAGAAAGGATACAGCGCAAGATGAATTAATTAATAAAATAGAAAGAGATACTCAGGAACAATGGGGGACAACTTATGAAGCACTTGGAAGAAGAGCTGAGAAGGAAAGAGCATCTGTTAGGAGAGTAGCAGGTCAAAATATTGCAATGAGTAAAGAAAGAGTACAACAATCAAAAGATAGAATAAAAGCATTCAGAAAACAAAGCAATCCATGGACAAACGCTATCAAAGGATTATTTAGTTAATATAGGAGTATAATATGGCATCAATTTTTGATATAATATCAGGTATTTACGATAAAGAAGTTGCAAGAGATACTGCAGAACAGAGACTTGCTTTAGATGCGATGGAATTAGAAACAAGTTCTAAATTTACAGCTTTAGCAAATGCAAGAGCAGAAAAAGAATTAGCAGTAAAATTACAGAATGAACTTGAAGAAGATTTAAATGAACAGTTAGATACTTTGAACATCGGTATTAAAGAAAATGTTGATAATGTGGTCGATAACTTTTTTAGACCATTATTTGTTGATGCAAAAGATAACAATACTTATAAGAACTTACCTATTGATAGTGCATTGTTAGATAACCCTGAGTACAAAAAGGAGGTAATAACACAGTATACAAACCTAGGTTTTAGTGATAAACAAGCTAATAAAGTTTATAATGCAGTTTCTGCTTATATAGTAAACCCAAATCAACCTTCAATAATTACAGGGCTTATGAAAGATATAACTACATCTGGAAAATTTTCCACTTGGGCTAAACCTTTTAGTAATATAGGATTATTTGGAGATATTACAGGAAAAGATGTTTATAGCGAATACGCAAAGGAATCTGGAGAAGCGGCTCTAAAAAGATTTGTTATAATGGAAGACCATAAAGAAAATTTGAAAGAAGAAATACTGGAGCTTCAAAATTTAGGAGATATGGACATTACTAGAGAAACTGGTATGCCAGATGAAGGTTTTGATTTTGACTTAGAAAAAGCATTTAAAAGTGAAATGGAAAGTGGAACTTTACAAGCAAAGAAAGATTCAGATAATATTTATAACGTTTTAGACCAAATTAAAATGTATTCAGGAGATAAAACAGTTACTGACGAAGTTCTTGATGGTTATACTGTACAAGAGAGAAAAGATATTATGAATGCATTTACTAGTTTAATAGGAAGTGTTAATGATAAAAATAAGGTTAGCATTGTAGGAGATACAATTCCGATTGAAAAGCATAATCGATATGGCAAAGAGTTTAAAAATTTATATGGATTACAATTTAATCAGCGTAATGAGGGAGAGACTTTGACTAATAATAGCGAAGCACAATTAAAACAAGCTTTAAAGCAAATAGCAGAAGATTATAAAAAATTAGAAGATGAAAAATCACAAGTAGTAAATACAATGGATAAAAATGTTGAAAATTATAGAAAATACTATAGTCAATCTGGAACAATATCGGAAGATGATAAAGAATCTTATCTTAATACTGGAGCTCAACCATATGATGCAAGATTAGATATATTAAATAGTTTAAAAACTCTTCTAGAGTATGATTTGAATGTTTTAACAAAT